CTTTTTTATATTCTCTTTTACATTGACAATCGTCGCAAACACATAAACCATATTCATCTGAGTGTAACTCTTCCTTACAATGGCAACCGTGACTACATTTTTTACATTTTGTCATTTTTTTCCTCAATTTGGATGAGCCACATAATTGCCTTCATCTAACGCAAGTATGTGAGCGCAGTCAACAGTAAATAAATATTAATTAGTAATTAAATGTACTACTATAATGACAGCAACTACAACTACAGCTGTAGCCTTTTTGTTGCTTATTGCTAAGTTCCATATTCTCTTAGCGTTTTGTATTACTTTTTCCATAATTCTCCTCCGGTTAATCGTAAATATCCCCCCAATTTTCACCTGATTCATAATCAACTTTATTAGGGACATGTAAACTAACAGCATTTTGCATAATATCAATGATTTTATTTGCATGTTCTTTGGACTCTATTGATATATCTAATTCATCATGTATCTGTATATGAGGTATAATTTTTTCTTCATATAAATCTAACATTGCTTTTTTTGTCATGTCTGCTGCACTACCTTGAATCAATTTGTTTAAAGCTTTGTAAGTGTACGCTCTTCTAATATTGTTTTCTCCAAATTTAGAACTAGCCTCATCCCATGTCATTGGACTTGTAAGTCTTCCAGGTCTAAATGCAGCTTCTTCCCACGTATCAAATCTACATCTTCGGCCAAGTAAGGTTGTGATATATCCATTTCTTTGTGAATCTCTTGAAGTATTATTCATTAAGTCTTTAACAAAAGGTACACGACTATGATATTTTTCAAATAATTTTTCAGCTTCTTCTTTAGTATTCAAACCTAGCTCTGCCTGAAGTTTAGCTTTACCCATTCCATAAAACAATCCTAAGTTAATTGTTTTAGCTTGAATTCTTTCTATACCTGCCATGTCTGCTACAGTCTGGTGGAAGTCTACATCGTTGTTCTTAAATCTTTCTACTATATTTTTAACTTCATCATCTTCTCTAAGTTTCGGGCTAGCTGCTGCATAGTGAACTACTAGTCTTGGCTCTTGTTGTGAATAGTCAAAGCATCCCCAGATATGATTTCTCTCTGGTAAAAATAATGATCTAATCATTGGACCTAAATCTTTATTTCTTGCTGGGACCTGCTGGAGATTTGGATTCGAGTATGAAAATCTTCCGGTTACTGTTCCTCCTTTTTCACCTCTTACTGGATTTATATCTGCATGTATTCTACCTTTATATTGATACTTAATAATTGTATCAATAAATGTTGTATGAGCCTTGTTTATTTCTCTAGCTTTTGCTATACATTGAACCAATGGGTGTTTATGCACCTGTAAAAAATTTTTAGTAAAGGAAGGTGCTTTTGTTTTTGCGGTTCGTTCAAAAGGTAAGTTTAATTTTTCAAAGATTTTACCAATCGATCTTGCTGCCCATATTTGAACATCTTCTCCTGTTTCTTTTTTTATTTTTAGCAATAACTGCTTTTCTTGTTCAGATAATTTATTTTTTAATAAGTGAGCGCGTTCAACGTCTACTCGGACGCCCTTAACTTTCATATCGATTAAACATGGAAACAGTCTAGTTTCTAAATCAAATACTTCAGTTAAATTTTCTTTTCTAATGTCTAATGACAAGTGTTTAAATAGTTTTAAAGTTAGTTCAGCATCTTTTTCTGCATAGTTTCCAACATACATAGCTGGAAGTTTATACATTTCAGCTTTAGGATCAGCTCCTGCTTTTTCAGCTGCAGTAGTTAAAAGACCTTCATCTTTAACTTCTCCTAAGAGATCATAACAAAGACTATTTAAAGAATAAGAAAATCTATTCTCATTTACTAAAGCTGCCATAACCATTGTATCAATAATATGTCCATTTACATTGATGTTATATGATCTTAGCCAACACATATCGTACATAGCGTTGTGAAATAATTTTGTTGATGGAAGATTACAAATTTCTTGAAGCCAATCTAAAACTTTTTGTTTAGGTAAATTTCCTTCTCTGTGTGCAATAGGAAAGTATCCGGACCATCCTTCAACAGCTACGGCTATCCCTATTATCTCACCTTCACCTACTAAAGATCCAGAACCCCTTGATTTTAAATTAGGGTCCCTTGTCTCTAAGTCGATTGCTATATATTTATGTTCTTTTAAATCTGGAAAATTTTCGGGACAAACCCATTCTGTTGCTGCACTAAACATTTTTTTTCTCCTTATAGTCGTTATATTCTTTTATTAATTTTTCTGAAGGGTGCCATACATCAACAGCACAATGACACTCAGGACATGATAAGTTACTCACTATATCATAATCCTCATTATCCTCCGTATCGTGATCTCCACCCCATATTAACTCTGTATCACAGTGCCAGCAGTTCATTTAGTTCTCTCCTTTGTTTGTCTTACTGATTCTTGGTAAGATTCCTCTAATTCTTTTTCCTCTTTTTTAGATTCTTCTAAAAAATCTTTTTCTATAGTGTAGAAAGTATATTTTAATGTCAATTCTTCTCCATTCTTAATATTTCTTAATGTTAATAAATTCCATTTGTCCGTGACAGAACCTTCGGCCCTCATTTCAACTTTGACACAATTAGCATTTTCATCACAATTAATAAAACCACCTAATGGCATTCTGAAAATTTCACCATCAACTTTTATATGGGTGGTTCCTAAGTTTGTTCCTTGAGCAATGCCCGCTGTTGCAAAAAGCCCTAAACCATTGATTAAAGAGGGTTTTATAGTAAGGCGCGGAGGTAATGGATTATACATCTGGGTAGTCTCTTTCAAGTATCATTTCTAAAAAATGTATTGCTTTTAAAATATCTTCCTTCTTTCCTTTTAGTCTGTGGCGACATATATATTTTATAGCGCATCCTTCCGGAAAAAGCAATTCATTCTCTACAACAAATTTACTTGGTTGAATTTTAAATTTTTGGTAGTGTGATCCACCGTGTTGCTTGTCCCATACGTTGCTCATATTACAAATACCAAATAAAGTTTAATTCCAAAATAAAATGTCATCAATGATAAGAAAACAAAATCACTTGCAGGCGTTATGTTCATATTATTGGATAACCTATATTGTAAAAATTAGTTTGTGTACTTTGCATAATGTATAAATTTTGTTTTGCTCTAGTTACTCCAACAAAAAATAATCTATGAATTTTATCTGGATCTTTATCTGCTTCTCTTGCTAAAAAATCATTTTCATCTTCTGAACCAAAGTCAATATATAAAATTACATTTTCACATTCTCTTCCTTTAGCTCCGTGAATTGTTGATAGCTCTATCTTTGAATCTGTGGTAAGATTATCGCCGCTTTTTAATAAAAGTTTAATGTAATTTTTTTGTTCATCTGACATATGAAGATGTTCCCAGCTGCCCGCCACTAGAAGCCCGTGATCTTTCTGTAGTTCCTCTAATGTCACAGTAAATACTTTGTCTAATAATTTTCCTTTTCCAAAGCCATGTTTTACTTCCTTTTTTGTTAAGAACTTTTCAATTACATGCTGTGCTTCTTCTCCTGAAACACTTGCACCATCATTTAACCTGGTCCAGATTCTATATGCTCTAAGTAAATCTGCAGGTAGTAATTCATTTTGTCCACCTCTGTATCTTAAATTTAAATCATTTAAGAATTGTGCGGCTTCTCTTAACTGTGCATTAGTTTGAGCAAGTATCATCCAATTATCTTTTTTAAAATCAAAATCAGTTAGTAAACAATTTTCTTTATAAGTTCCTTCCTCGCCCCTCGCTTCCCAGGGCTTGTCTAATCTTTCATTTATATGTTTTAAAATTTCTAAAGCTTTAGCGTGTATCTTTTTAGGTACACGATGTGATTTTATTTGATTATCAAAAGTACCTTTTAAATTTATAAAGATACTAGGATCTGCTCCTTGAAATCCATAAATAGTTTGATCATCATCTCCTGCAATATAAGATCTCTTACATTGCTCTTCGATATGAAAAAACATATCCCATTGCAGTGGACTTAAGTCTTGTGCTTCGTCAAGGAAGACGGCATCGAGAGCAAGACGCTTATCTTCCTTGACAAACTGGGTAATCATATCTGAGAACTCTACCATTCCGGTTTGTTCTTTATATGATTTTAAATCTTCGTCAATTTGTTCTGTTAACCATAAGTCAACAGAATGATGTAAATCTAATTGTAAAGCTGCTTCTATTAAACTAATTTTTTTAGAACGTGAGTAAGTTATAATTCTCATGTGATGATTTTGATGAATAGTATTTCCAGATATATCTTTTTTAGTTTCAAAGTTCATTCCTCTGCAAATTTGCGATTGACTTGTAAATTGTTTCCACTTTCTGTCTTTTAATAATTGTGTAGTAGTATCAATATTACATTCTCTAGTTCCAAGATGATGCAGTGTAGATATATAAAGAAGAGGATATTTAATTCTGTCATACGCTTCATTTGCAGCAGCATTACTGAATGTCACATAGACTATTTTTTTAGGATTAGTCTGTAAACCATTGATTTCATTAGATAAATAGTGATTGACTAATCTATAAGTTTTACCTGTTCCTGGAGGACCAGGAATTATAGTTCTTACTGCCATGGTTCTTGTTCTACTTTCAATTTTCTTGGGTTTGGTTTTTCTAATTTAATTGTTTCCATTATTAATGTTCTAATTGATTTACTTTCTACCTTTATATTTTTTTCCTCTACTCCAAACAAAGATTCTAAAAGTCTTAATGTTTTTTGATAAGGATAGGTTTTTTCAGACCAAGATTTAGTTTTTAATAAATATCTCCAGAAAGATTTAAACTGAAAAAAAGTACTTCCTTCTTTATTGGTATATGCGATACCTCTTAGCACATCGGTTAATTCTTTTCCTGGAGCTTTGTTAATATAATCTGCTAGTATTTCTGTTAATCGAACTTCTAGTTTAGAAGATTCTGGTGCAGGAAGCGTTTCTAGGTTAGTAAATAATTTTATTAATAGTTTTCTCCATGCATGTTTAGGAACTGGCATCATTGGCATTCCTATTTGATTCATACAAGCTAATGAAAATTTTTCTGGATCATGTAATGTTGCGTCATCTACGTCTACACCTTCTCCACCTATATCTACAAAATAAATAGGTGGGTCAGAATCATATTTTCTTATTTGTGTTATTTCTGGTGTGGGTCCATCATCCCCTACTCCAAATTCTCTCGTTGAACATTTTTTAGCATCACAAAAACTATGTATAGGTTCGTCTTTACATTTGTATTTGTAATCTTTACCGTCTAAAGATTCAATTAAAGTATTTATTTCTCCTACATCTAAAGGTGGCTCCATAAATTTTTTATTATATGTAAACATATGACTTTGCCATTCATCTTTTTCAGGATATCTTTTTTTTAAATAGACTCCTACATTGTACATACAATTATTTCTCTGACCATTTGGAACACCATCACTTAACAAAGTCACTAAACATGGCGGTATACCTTTAAAAAAATCATCACCTTCTTTATTATTTGCAATTTTTAAATTTTTTAATTCATCTAAAGACATAGCTTTTTCTTTGTATGCTTCAAAAAAGTCTTCAATTTTTAAAGCTTCTCCATTTTCATCATATGCAAATCGCATAGTTCTTTCGTCGCCATGATAAGGTAAGTTTAAGAAACTTCCGGTATCTCCTCTATCTACTCTTATGTAATCTTGTTTTGGAAATATTTCTGCTCTTGCAAATCCTAATGCTGAAGCTATTAGTTTAAGTTTAGCTCTCATTATAATTGCTGGAACAAAATCATTTGTAAATAAGCACGCATGACCTCCTCCAGATTTAGATCTGAAAAGAATTATTGGAATATTTTTTGATTTTAATTTAGTTAAGAAACTTTTGTGATCGAAAGGATATGTGTCTATATCGATGCAGCCCCATTTACATTTATTTTCTTTATTGATTGGAACAATTCCTAATCCAGGATCAGTTCCTTTTAAATGGTCTTGCCATATTTTAATTATAGGTACTTGACCTACTGTATATGATTTAGTTTTATGCTTTCCTCTTTCGTCAAACTGATCTGTTTTGATAGTTTGTCCATAAGCAGAATCTAATCCTTCAAATATACTTTTAAAAATTTTTACTTTATCTGTCATATTGCTCTCTGTGGCATAGGCGGCCTAAGTCTCCCTCAGCCGCCTACTATTCACACTATTTGCTAGCTAAACTAGTGTAAAACTTTTTAGCTCGCTCATATAAAGTTGAATCTTCTACAGGTCCAACCCTAACGACATTGTAACCATACCATTGATTACCTTTGCCTGAGTTTAAAACAGATGTTAGTCTATATTTATGACTAAATGATGGCGGCGTATAAGGGCCCTTTTCTCCATCAAGAGTAATGGACATCATCATTGAGTTCCATTTTTTACTTATTTTACCTTGAGTTGCACTCATAGATATTAAAGCATTCTCTGTGGAACCATCTTCTACGATTAAAACAAAGTGTTGTCCAACAGTTAGAATATAATTTCCATTTTCTAATCTGTCTTTTCTGTCACTACCTTGAGTTGTTTTTGAAAGTATGTCAGAATTAGCATCGTAAATGTTTTCAGGTCTACCTGATCCAGTTCCGAAATCTGCCCACTCTTGGTACTCCAGTTTATAATGACAAGGTATAACTTCTATACCTTCTGCTCCATTATACAGTTTTTTAGTGACTGTATTTAAAAGCATTCCCGGTTCTGCACCTTCAACATAATTTTGATTACGTTTCTGTGCTTCTCCAGAGCCATTTTGCAAAAGTTTTAAGATAGGTAAAGCCAAACTTGATGTCTTTACATTCTCAAAACCTGCATGAGCATCACCTTCATACAAAGCTGTAGATGGTAATCCTCCTTCTTTCTTTGTTGCTACATTGTTTTCCATGTTTCTATTTTCTCCTTGTTATTTTTGTACTGTTACCCGCGTAAGTTTTAAAAAGATCAGAGGGCATCTCTTGTCCAGATTCGAGACGCTCTCTGACCACTGCTTTGAGTGTCTGAGGATGAACACCAATTTTCTGGACTGGTTCAAACCCCTGACCTCGTGCAAGGACAGCATAATCTGCTGCCTTGTTGTCTTCGCCACGACCAAAGGTAACGGTAACATCGTTTTTAATGATGTCACCTAGGCCGTTATTTCGAAGCCATGTAAAAGCTTTATCCTGATAATCAGGAGGGATAGATGCACCATAGATTTTTTTAATCTCTACAGATTCTCCATCTTTTAGCTTTAATTTTGTAATATGCATTTCTTCCATCATTTGTGGAACTATTACATTTGAAATATATTTAGCTTTCTCTTTTAATTTAGATAAGCTTTCTTCTGCATTC